TCCGTATTGAGCTATCCCTCGAAGCGGGCTTTGCATATTTTCGTATACGGATATCCCGAAGGCTTCCGCCGCTGATTTCAGAAGTGTTATATCGCCTTCCAGGTTATTCAGTTTTATTGCCGCCATCTCTGCGGCGCTGCCATTGGCGTTATCTATCGCCGCTGTCAGCTTTTCAAAATCCTGTTCGGAAGAATTGACAATGGCAAGCCATCCTGCCATTGAGTTCTTGCCGAAGATCGCTGCAGCCGCAGCCGCCTGTTCGGATTCCGACAGTTCGCTCATCTTTGACCGCAGGTCCACCATCGTGTCTCTCAGGTTAATAGAGCCATCAGCATTCTCGATCATGGAAATGTTGTAAAGATCCATGTATTCCTGCATCTGCTTTGTAGGCTTCGCAAGATTGGTGAGACCCGTTCTGAGCGCCGTGCCTGCTGACGACGCCTTAATTCCAGCATTCGCCATGAGGCCGAGGGCTATTGATGTATCTTCCGCAGATATTCCAAGTGCGCCCGCTACAGGTGCCGCGTACTGGAACGACTCACCGAGCATAGCGACATTTGTGTTTGCATTTGAGCTTGCCGCCGCCAACACGTCCGCGAAATGGCCGGAATCCTTCGCGGATAATCCGAACGCTGTCAGGGCATCTGTCACGATATCGGATGTAAGCGCGAGTTCTTCGCCTGAAGCCGCAGCCAGATTCATGATACCCTCGATACCATCAACCATATCCTTCGTTTTCCAGCCGGCCATTGCCATGTATTCCATGGCCTGTCCTGCCTCTGTGGCAGAAAACGATGTGGTCGCGCCCATCTCCTTCGCCTTCTTCTGAAGTGCGTCGAAATCGTCTCCAGTCGCTCCCGAAATGGCAGCAACTGTTGACATCTGGGCTTCGAATTCCTTCCCGATGTTCACGGAATAGGCTCCGACGGCGGCAATCCCGGCTCCTGCAGCGGCAAGCCCTGCTGCTGTCGCCTTCGCCGCAACGCCTACGCCTTTAAGCGCAAGAGAACCCACCTTTCCGGATATACCAAGGCCGGAAAGACCCTGCTGAGCACCCTTGATGGCATTTTTGAAGCTTCCTTCAAGCTGCCCCGCTATTTTTATGGCGATATCGTACTCACTCATCTGATCTTTCCGGCCTTTCTGTTGATATCCTTCGTCAGTTCCCTGTAGTCGTCGCAAACATCGAGCAGGTCAAACAATGACATATTCACAAAGTTTGTGAAATCCGAATTCAGGTTGATAGACAGGGCGAGGCATAATTTCCTCAATTCCCTGCCGTCATCCAGCCTTATTCGTCTCCGTAGAAAAAAGTTGCTACCGTGTTCTTGATCTTCATTGCATCCTTCGGGCATAACTGCTCGTAGAACTCAATCGGATATTTCGTGCACTCTGACGCGATGATGAGTGCGTAATGAAGAGAGGACTCCGGAAGCAGCTGAACGTCTCCTGCGGATGTCAGCACCTTATTGGCTTTGATCATTGTTTTTGCGGTCACGTTCTCCAGCCCGGAGAAATCAATCTCCTTTATCTTCTCGCCTTCGAAGTTGTACTCTTTGGAGAGGGAAACGGCAAGGTCTTCCCCTGTCGTTTCCTTTCCTGCTTCTTTAATGTCGGTAATCCTGTTTTCCGCCATGCTCTACCTCCATCAAACGTTTCTTCTGATCTGTTCCATCAGATCCTTTCCATCGACGATATATCTGAAATTGAGTTTGTCGAGTTCGAACAGCGTGGAACCGTTCACATCCACTTTGATGTAGAAAGACTCGATCTCGATTTCCGGCTCGCCCTTCTTTCCTTTCGCGAAATTTCCGAGTGTGCTGGTCTTTGCTTTTCCTCGGATCACGATCTTCACGGGGATATCTCTGGTGTTCCCTGTCTTTCTGTCCATGAACTGTTCGGATCCGCGAAGCGTCAGCTCCAGCGCCTTTGTTGTGTCCATGAGCTTCGCCACATCTTCGTGAAGTATCGCGAAGGGGATCTTTACCGTGGATGAGCCAAAATGCCCTGTTGCCGGTATTTCGATCTCTCCGAGAACTCCTGCGGCCTCTATGGTCTCTGTCATGGCTTCCAGTTCCGGAAGCTCTACTTCTCCTGACACTCCGAGGAGCTGTCCTGCCAGGTACACATTATAGGCATTGATCAGTTCGGGAATCATATTTCCAACGCTGCTCATCTTTATTCACCTCCCAAAAGTGCTGTCTTAAGCATTCCGGTATCATAGTTCAGGATGTTGTTGATCGTCTCTGCCGGTGTATACGGAGCGATGTGCTGCCTGAATGTGATACGGCCTGCCAGGATATCGGTTTCGGGGTTGTCGCTTTCCAGGTACTCGATGGAAGCGCCCGCCCAGTGTTCCGGTGCGTATGCGGCACAACGGATGTTTTCGGAATCCACGATGTTCTCGATGAGCTTGTTGTTCATCGGATCGTCCACGCGGTCGAAGTAGGTCAGGATAAAGGTGTTGCCCTGCCAGTTGAACATCCGTCGGACGGAGATCCAGATATCCTTCGCATCAGATGCTCCGGGATAGCAGCCGGTGTGGTTGCCCCACATTTTGAATCCGTTGATGTTCACAGCTGTCATGACGCCGTATTCTCCTACGGTTGTCGCCTGGTCCTGGTCCAACATTACTTCTGTTCCATCTTCCAGGCATGCGCCCGTGATTGCCAGACTGATGTTGGACGGGGATCTGGAAGGAACATCCTCGTTTGTCGCATCCATATATGCGGTTCTTGCTGCCGCCACTACGGAGTACGGGAAGATGATCTCTCCCACCTGTACACAGGGCCAGCACGGCACACAGAACTCTGATGTAAAACCGCAGGTTTCTTTTACTGTTTTCACGTCTGTATATTTCTTTGCTCCTGCGGCATCGCTCGGAACATCCACAAATGCCATGGCCTTGAATACACCATTGATGTTTGCTGCTTTTGCAGAAAGTGCAATACCTACCTCCGGAACCTTTGACCAGTATGGTGCGAGCAGGATTCCTGGAACCATATTGAGTTTCGGATAGACCTGACGAATAACTTCCATGCCGGTTTCTTTTCCAGTGGATACATCTACCGCTCCGATGATGTCGTTCTTTGTGACTGCTGAAGGATCGAGCTGGTAGCCTGATACCACAAGGCCGGTAGCCTCTGCAGCTGCCCCGGTTGCGATCAGTGTGATCACAAGATAGCCGTCCGAATCGAAGGAAAGTGTGTAATCTGTTCCTTCCACCAGGTCGGTGTTATTGCTGACTGCCGCTGAGGGAGCGATGATTCCGCCTTCCTCTCCATCGAGATCCGCTCCGTCTCCTGATGTGCTGCCTTCTGCTGCTCCTGCTGCTGCCGTCAGGGCCATCGTTACTGAAAGGCCTGCCTTCAGGATGCCGGTCTGCTTTACGGTTGCCTGCATGTCCTCTACTGCTACCGTGGTTGTCGCCAGCGCCTTTTTATGCTTTGCCGGATCCAGTACGTTGATGTACACGACCGGAGAAATTTGATAGAGATTTGCCGTCGCGTACATGGACGCGCAAAGCGTGTACTTCTCAAAATCCTGGCTGAACCCAAGCTCCTGCATAGCCTCTGCCGCTGAATTCGCGAGAATCGGCACATTTACCTTTGAGGCCGGATCGTCAACCATATTGACGGGGGCAGTTCCCACGATCACCTGAAGCCCTGAAGAGGACTCCTGCGGCACCGTAAGCGCTGTTCCTTCCTCGTAGATAAATACTCCATGTTTCTTTGCCATGATGATTTACCTCCTATTTCCTTAACTGCAGCGCCTTCTGGTACGCGCTGAAAATGTAACCTGTTCTGTCACGGAGCATTTTGTTCGCCTTCGGGTATTCGGCGACCTCTATAAACAGGTTTCCGATCTCCGGGTCTTTCGCGATAAATACCTTCGCCGTCTCAGGGATGTCCGTGTAAACCCTGTTCTGGATGGCGAGCGTCGGGATTGTTGGGCCGACATACATTCTGGGCCTCTCTGCCCTGTCTGCTTTTGTCGTCGTCTTTTCCCTTGTTTCCGCGGCACTCTTGCCGGTTTTCTTTTTAGGCATAATCGTAATCCGCCTTTCTTCCGATCTTGGGTGTTGAGAATGTGATTCCCAGCGCTCCGAAGTAGTGTGGGTATGTATCATCCTCGCCTACTGCCCATCGGATGTCCTGGTCCGCGCGATATTTGTGATCGAGTTGCGGATCCCATGCAAATCTGTCTGCTATTCTCTGAATCGCGATCAGGATGTGCTCGTGTCCTCCGTGAAGAGCCATATCGTGGACTCCGATGATGATATCTGTGGCAACGTGCCAGCAATCGTCGTCGTCCCGCGTTCTTCCTTCATCGAATCGAACGATAAAATATGGGAAATACTGTTCCGGATCCTCGTCGTTTGATTGGACGATTGGCAGGGCGTGGGCATAGCCTTTGATCCCGGTTACCACTTCCCCATTTGCGTTCGTGGTGACCACGTCCTTCAAAATTTCCGTAATTTCATTTATCAGGTCATCC